CCCTCTACTAACCAACGTAGAGCAGTCTCTTCATCACGAGCCCCACAGTTGATAGTGTTATTAAGAATAGACTTGAATGTATCGACACACTGTTGCGCCCACTCAGTCTCTTCTTTCATATTCGCCTCAATGGTATCACCATATTGGTTGCACAAGTCTTCCAACTCTGCATCAGTTTTTGATGAGAAATCCATCATACGAGCATAACTCTTAGAGTATGCATCTGCACACATATAGTATGCATCTTCTTCCAACATAGCACGCTTGTATTTCACGAGAGTAGTCCAACCATTCTCTTCAAAGAAAGCAGGGTCGGTAGGTATCATTCCTGCCCAACGTCCCTCAGCAGCGTCAACCCATGCTTGGGTTTCGGCGTTCTTAGAAGTGATATAATCAACTAATGCTTGTTCCATAATCAGTTCCTTTTCTCAATCTTACCTATACAGTATACGATGTTTTGATAACAATGTCAAGTCTTTTTTGAATTAATTTTCAACCCTATCGTGAACAGCGACAGCACCGTAGAAGTTCACACCAAGCAATCTTTCACAAAGTTCTGAGAACCTTGAGTCAGAAGTTCCGGCGTAGTTACCACCGAACATTGTCCACTTACCTTTCTTGGATTCTGGAATCAACCTTAGTATTTTCTTACCACCGATTGGTTCTGCCATCACAAGTTCAGCAGCAGGATAATCTTCACAAGGTTCGAAAGGCCCATCAGCATTCACAACAGTGAACCCTTTTGCATAGGATGACTCACCACCCATTGTACAATCAATTGAACCTAACCAAGAATCTTCTTGTCTTGATTCTTTATAGATGTTTACATGTAAACCCATTATACTTCTCCTAATTTGATTCCGCCTTGGGGGAATATTAATCCAAATTGTTCGATCATTATCACGAACTTTCTCTCTGTCGAGACTATCTCCACAGAATTCAATCTCACCCTTAGAGATGTATTGTTGAGTCGCCTCAAGAATCATCTTTGGGGTAGCACCCATTGGATAAATCGCATCAGGCACATCACCGTAGAAACTTTCAACATAGGCAACGAAATCAACGATTCCATCAACAATCTTTTCAACACTTTTAGTCATAATCACTCCTTATTTCTCAATCTTACATATACATTATACATGTTATGAGAACAAATGTCAAGCACTTTCTTCACTTTTTTTGAAAAAAAAATTGGTGCGCCTGAAAGGATTCGAACCTTTGACCTTTGGTTTCGTAGACCAATACTCTATCCAGCTGAGCTACAGGCGCCTTAAAATTAATCATAAGTGATTTGAGCAGCATAATCAATTCGATCAAATATCGCCTCAAGTTCTGCAATCTTCTCTTTACACTTCATCTTGGCAAATCCATTGCCAGGCGTTTTGTTTTTAATCTTTTCGATAGTATTCAACATATCTGAAAAGTATTTGTGTTGTTCTTGCAACTGTGCGATATCCATTATACCCACTCCTCTTCTAGTGCTGCTTGTAATAATAAACGTCCCTTCTCACCAGTTGTAACCAACATACGGCGTCCGAGTTCATTCTTCATTGCATCTTCTGTGTAAACTTTCGTAGCACCATCATTGTACATAACGGTTACTAATGTTACATCATCTGCATCTTCGTGTACAGAAGTTATCTCACCTTCTGCAATATAGTTGTCCTTTCCCAATTGGGGATAAACACGAACAACTTCCATACCAACTTCAAACATATTATACTAACTCCATTCCAGCGTTCCAAAGTTTCCACGCACCATCATAGGTGTCAAACCCTTCTTCGTCAGCAAAGTCCATTGAAGAACTGTGCATTGCACCAGAAGACAAACCTTTTGTTTTTACAACGTAGGCAATCATATCAGCGGTGTTACCCCATCCAACAACACCCTCACCAGAGAACATTTGAATCCCACCCTCGTGGGCAGTGATGAAGTCGATTTCGTTTTGATTTGTCATTTGAAGTACCTTTCTCATTAACTATACATATACTATACATGTTATTATAACAAATGTCAAGCAAAAAATGAAAAAAAGTACAAAAAAAAGTCCTTGCAAAACAAGGACTTATAATTTTTTTGAAAAAAAGTTTATTTTTTTTAGTGTCTCCACCCATCTCTGGGCACTTCTTTACCCATTGCAATGTTCTTGATATCTCCACGACATATACCCATATCGTTTAGTTCTCTATCAGTCAATGCATGTAGTTCCCTATATGCTTTCTTGTCCATCTTTGGGGTGATACTATCTCTGAAGTTTTTGTACAAGTCTGCGACTGCATCACAGAATGCACAATAGGTTGCTGTAATTGTTACCATGTTGATGCTCCCCACATTATAAGCGCCGGCAAAATTAAAGGGAATGTTACAAGTACCATCGCCTCTACAAAATCACAGAACTTACATATCTTTTCGTTCTCTTTCAATTTCATTATCATTTCACTCATTATTTTCTCTCCAACATCAGTCGTTTTGCTTCTACATGATATCCCATGCGAGATAGTTCAGCTGCAGCTCTAGCTCTTCCTACCGATTCCGTAATTGCAATACTTCCCATAAGTACTGCGAGTAGTGCTTTACTCATCCAATCACAAACCGCACATGTTTGTTTGTAACTTTGGTTTATCAATAAACCGACTGACATTTTTAGGTTCTCCTTTTAGTCATTATGTTATTATAATACTCAAGCACATCACTATCGTGTAGGTGCTTTACTTCGTTTGAATATTCTGTCCGTATGAAACGTACAATATCTTTACTTCTAGCGTTCGTTTTGAACATTTTTGCAATCCATTTTGTCATTTTATTTCTTTCTCTTAAAACGATAAAAGGGATGCAAAGCATCCCCTCAGTTAACTAAGCAAGACAAGCTTACTTGTACTCTGTCCATGTAGTTGGGCATTTGTTTGAATCTCCTTTGGGGGGTGGTTCACTTTTATTTAGGTAAATGATGCTGTCATATGTTACAAAAAGTAATGTTATTTATGCATTACCGCTAGAACTTTTTCGCATACTCTTGTAATAAAATTTTAGAACTGCCAACTCTGACATTTATGATACCATTATAGTATTCATCAGTAAGTAAAACTTCTCTGTCAAATTGTTCTTTAGCTTCTAAGTAACTGAGCATTCCTCTACTTTGACAGTAGTGCAGAATTTCTCTGGTGAACTGGTCTTCTCCAAGTTCTTTTACATCAGCATTCAAATGATCTGAAGAACCCCAATAGGTTCTCCAATCACTTTCTTTACTTGAACGCCGTTTGTTTTTTCTTCCTTTTAGTGGGGGTCTTGTAACCTTGAAACGTGCTAGTTTCTTTCCAATGTACTTCTGTTCATTAGTAAGATTAGTTATAAGATATACAAAACCCTCACAATCTTCTGGTAGTTCGTCAACAGGGTCGCCTCTATAAGTCCACTGTGACATTAGTAATCTTCGTCTTCTTCCTCATCGAATAAAACATCTTCGTGTTCCTTTTCAATGCTCTCAGAACAGAATGGGCAGTATGATACATCATAGCTCCACTCATCCATATTATGAGATATTCTAAAAACTGCTTCACAACCGTCACATAGTATTTCTTTCCTGCTCATTAACTACCTTACCTTTTATTATGCGGCGTCATAAACGTCATCCCACTTACCTGTCAAACCAGCAACCTCATATTCGGTTACTCTGTTCTCAAAGAAGTTGGTGTGGTCTGCGCCGTTAAGTACCCACTCCAACCAAGGTAAAGGATTGTCTTTTACTTTATAATTACCCTTGAGTCCTAGTTGCAAAAGTCTTCTATCAGTAATGTATCTTACATACTGTTTAACTTCTTTTTGGTCTAGTCCTTCAATGTCACCTAGTTTGTATGCCAAGTCAATGAAGTTATCTTCTAACTTCACAGCCTGTCTTGCCATCTCATATATATGTCCCTTAAATTCGTCATCTACAATACGAGGATGTTCTGCACAATATGCCTTGAATAGTTTTGCAATACCCTCAACATGAATTGATTCGTCACGAATACTCCACTCAACTACCTTACCCATACCTTTCATCTTACCGTAGCGTTGAAAGTTCAACAACATTACGAATGATGCAAATAGTGCCACACCTTCATTCATTACAGATTTTGCCATTGTAAGTCCAAGTCCACGAACAGTGTTTGGATCACTCTCCATCATAAACTCAATCTTATCTGCCATCTCTGTATATTCTAGGAAGGCATGATACTCGGCATCAGATAACCCAAGTGTCTCATTAAGAAGTGCATATGCACGTTGGTGAATAGCTTCTCTATTTGCAAAAGAACCAAGCATATTCCGTACTTCATTGTTCTTAAACTTTGGTATAAGTTGGTCATAATAGTTCTGTCCTACTGCAACATCAGACTGTGTAAACAATCTTAGAATGTTTGTGATGTATTCTTTTTCAATTGCACTTACCTTACCAGATTTCCAATCTGCAACATCTTCAGACAAGTCAAGTTCGTCTTCAATCCAGTGAACCTTCTCGTGTCTTGTTGTAATTTCAACTGCCCAAGGATAGTGGAATGGTTTGTATGTTTCTGAGAACACCATCAACCCACCACCTTTCTTTTTGACAAAAGTATCTGCAACTGCAATAAACTGGTCGTATGTACCAATCAGTTTGTCATCAATAAAGATTTGTGGTACTGAACGAGCATTCGGTACACGTTGATAAAAAGCAAGACGCTCTTCTTCGTTATCCATACGATGTTCTGTATATTCATATCCATGAGAATTAAACCAGTGTTTCGCTTTCTCACAGAATGGACAATTTGATTTACTATAAATTTCTACTTTCATTTTTTTACCCTTGACAGTTAATGCAGTCATCTTGTGTTTCTGCTTCCATTGTTTGTGTTTCAAAATCTTTCAATGCATCACGAGCAACCTTCAGTGATACATTCTCTGCACGTTGAGAAGTCTCTGTTCTCAAATAGTAAAGACCTTTAGTCCCTAACTTCCATGCAGCAAAGTGACTACGATGTAAGTCTTTCTTATCTGCCCCAGCAGGGAAGAATAGATTTAGTGATTGTCCTTGACAGAGATATTCTTGTCTGTCTGCGGCTTGTTCCACCAACACCAATTGATCAAGTTCAATCGCTGTTTTGAAAACATCTTTGACTTTTTGTGATAGGAAGTCGAGGTGTTGTACCGAACCGCCATTTGTAATAATATCTGACCAAACATCTGGATTGTTTTTTCCAACCTTACTTAGTTCTTCTTCCAAGTATTTATTATAGACCAAATGAGAGCCTGCACGAGTACGGTGTGTATATGCATTCGCTTTTGCTGGTTCAATAGATGGAGAAGTAGAAACAATAATACTACTATTGGCATTAGGTGCAATCGCCAGTAAATGTGCATTGCGCCGACCAGTACCCCTCATATCAGGAGCCTCGCCCCTTTCTGAACCCATAATTAGTGTTTCCTTCACTGATGTATCTTTGATGAATTTAAACACTTCACGATTCAATTCTCGTGCTTCTGGCGAATCAAATGCAATTCTCTTCTGATGTAGAAGTGAATGCCATCCCATTGCACCTAGTCCAAGACTTCTTTCTTGGGTTGCTGAGTAGCGAGCACGTTGAATTTCATCGCCTGCGTTATCAATGAAAAACTGTAGTACGTTGTCAAGGAAGCGAATAAGATCACCAACAAGATTTGTAGATTTCCATTCATCGTATTTCTCCAAGTTTAATGAAGACAAACAACAGACGGCAGTTCTATCTTCTGATGTGGGCAAATGGATTTCATTACATAGATTAGAACCATGTATCTTTAATCCTTTCGCTTTCATTGTGTGTGGTAATGCACGATTAGCAGTGTCAATGAAGTTTAGATATGGTTCACCTGTACGATAGCGTACTTCTAGGATTTGTTGCCATAACGTCCTAGCAGGCATTGTTTCTCTTACAGTTGCATCATTCGGGTCTTTCAAGTCCCACATCTCATTGCGTTCTACTGCCCGCATGAAATCATCTGTGATATTGATAGCGTGATGCAAGTTTAAGTTCTTACGATTGACATCACCTGTAGGTACACGCATATTTAAGAACTCAATAAGGTCTGGGTGTGATACATCCATGTATGCAGCGTAAGAACCTTTACGAGTTTTGCCTTGACGATATGCAGTCATGTCTGCATCTACCGTATGGAGAAATGGCATTGGCCCAGGCGCCTTATCTGAGATAGCACGAATATCACTCCAGTGTCCACCGACACCACCACCTTTAACAGACAACCAACGCAACTCAGCAGAGTGGTCGATTAGTCCTTCAAGTGAATCTGGAACATAAGTCAAGAAGCACGAGATAGGTAATGCTTTTGCTTTCTGCCCTGGCGCTGGTGCATTTGATAATACTGGTGATGCGAACATAAACCAGCCTTTGGATACTGCATCATAGATACGTTGAGCGAGTGCTAAGTCTCCATCACAATATGCGACTGAGGCACGAGCAAATGCTTGTTGTGGTGAATCTTCGTTGTCATTACAATAATAGTCTTTTAGAAGTTTGTATGCTTGTTCTGATAATTCTTTGTCTCTTGATTTTTCTATTTTGATACCGAGGTGGTCGAGACCATGTCTTTCCTCAGTCTTGGTGAAGGGTACGATAACTTCTGCCAGACTTTTCATATTTTTTTCTCCATTTTTCTAATATGTCCGTTTCCACGAATTGAAAACAGTTTGTGCTTTTAACCCCGAATGGGAGTTACTATGTATAATGCCAAGAACCTCTGCCTGCGTCATTCCAGAAAGAATCATGTCATTTATGTCTTTTTCTTTTATGGTATTAGGCCAAAGACAAACCTTATATCCTTCCTCAATGCATCGTTCAATCTGTCTACAAATCTCTTGATTTCTAGGTTCATTATCTGGCACGAGAACTGCTTTATCCTTAAACTGAGGCACACGCAAATCACTTTGAGCAACAGCAATAGCATTGCTTATGAATAGACTATCGAATGGCCCCTCTGTAACATATACGTTATCATTAGGGTTAAGTCTATCCATACCAAAGATTTTTGGATATTCAGTATCCAAAATTATTGTAATGTACTTCTGTTTTTCGTCACCGAATGATCGCCCTTGAAAAGCGAATATTTGTCCGTTCTCCTTTCTAAAGGGGATAATCATACGAGGATGATCTCCGTCCAATGAAGGGAACTTGTTTTGGACTTGAGTATTGGTGAACTCAAAAAATTTAGGACAGAAATATATATCATTCCAAGCATCTCTAGGCAGCGATCTATCAGATAAAAATTTGACAGCAGGATGATTTTTTTCAAGTTCTGCAAAAGTTTTTAGATCACCCAATCTACTTTTAAATTTAGGTGCTTTGAAATCGAACTGTGGTTTGGGAGTTTTGTATGCACCCTTATAGGGCGTACCATTAGTACCTTCTTTGTACCGCTCCATCACATATTCTTTGTATAGGTTTGCATCTACAAACTCTATAAGTTTTGCAACGGTTGTACCCATAGCACAATTATGACATTTATAGAACAAATCATTTTTTGTTCTGTAAACGAAACCTCGTGCCTTGTTCTTTTTCTTAGATGAATCACCACAATAGGGACAAGAGAAATTCCACAAGTAATCCTTCTTCTTGGAGAAGTTTCGGAGTCTTGGGCCTATGAGAGAGACATACTTTGTATCAATATAATTCATAGTAACAATATACCAGAATTATATAGCAAAGTCAATAGATTTACATGAGTGCTGGAAGTATTTCCGTAAGGGCGAACCCTACTACAATCGAACCACCAATGATGACATACCGCCATTTTTCAAGTACACCTACTCTTGTGGATAGTTCTTCACGCAGTTTGATGAACTGTTGCGCCTCGTTGTGTCCATGTTCACGCATAGCATCAACCAGACGGCGTTCCATTTCACCCATTTGATTAGAAGTTTCTTTAGCATTGGATGTAATTCTGCTATGTAGTTCTTGTACGGTATTCTTGAATTCTTTTTCTTGTTCGTCCAAAGCTTCTTCCTGACGTATTAGTTTTTCTTCATGTACCGCCATAATGGTATGTAAAGCAGAAGATACGTCAGCAATTTTCTCAATTGCAGAATCCAATCTAAGATGGATCTGTTTCATTTCTGTGACTTCTCTTTTGAGAAGTTCAACTTCTGTATCTAGTGTTTTAACCGTTGCCATCTTCTAATTTCTTTATGCGAGTTTCTAGTTCATCTATCTTCTTTGTAACATGTGGATACTTCTTTCTCCACGCATCTTCTGGTTGTCTTAACCAATTCCAATTATATTTATGCACCAAGTAATCTAAACAACTGTCTAATTTACCATAACTCCAGATACCCATCTTAGTATCTTTGAAGTATGCAAGGAATGCTGCACCAAGCAACGCCCCAATTATACTGGTGTAAATCCAGAGTGTATCGTCAAACAATCCCATTATAGAGTCTCCGTATGTTTGATGTAGTTATCCATACCGTGGTCTTTAACACCATCCAAAGCACTACTTCTCCAACCTCTCCACTTATCCTTTACTGCTTGCCAGAATGTAAGTGTTCTAATATTACCATAGAAGTTGATGTATGTCAAGTCACCATGATGTTTATATCCCATCAACCATAATGGTACTCTTGTTACGATATCATTGTTGTTTACAACTCTTGTGTGTGGTGTCTGAATATTCTTTACAAACTTACGAGTACCAACACGAGGCGAACCAAATGTAAATAGTTCTTCAACAACTTGGGTTTCTTCAAATCTTGAACATGCAATAGTCGCCATAGCAGCACCTAATGAATGTCCAGTGATATAAAATTTCTTTTTAAGATGTTTACTTCTATGAGCAACAACTTGTTCCCATAACTTATTACACTCACCCACGAAACCAGAATGTACTAAACCATGTGTCATTGCACCACGAGGGATTGCATTCAAGTCTGCAAGAACATCAGATAGTTCATCTGGTTCTGTTCCTCTGAAACATAGGACATACATCTCTTTGTTCCATACGGCATGACATTGAGCGCCATCCACCTCAAAAAACTTATGGGTAAATCCCATACTTCTAAAAATAACCTTTGCTTCCTTACCGTCTAAGTATGCATTAGCTGCCAGTTGCGCCATCAGATTGATCATCTTCATCTCCTTGGGTAGTTATTGCATTCTCGTAATAAAGAATAATTTGTTTTTGTTGTTCAATATATCGTCTTAACTCTGCAATATTTTTTGATAAATTTTCATAGTCCTTTACGGATATAGCAATGTATGAATCTGCTCCATTCTTTGCTTCAAATTCTTTTTTAAACTCTTCAAAGTTTTCTTCTGGTGATACAACGTAAATAGATATATCATTCAGTTGAACTGACTTTGGCCCCGGCACTGTTGGAATCTTTCTTTCAACAATTTCCGTTACTGTTACAATTTTAGGTTCTGGTATGATTGACGAGCAACTACTCAGTAGTACTGTCGCTGTCAGAACTAGTAATAGACTCAAGGTCATCCCATAGTTTGTCTGTCGCATTTTGCATCCTCTTTTCAATTAGCCCAGGCTTCTTATTTGCCAAATGAGTCAAATTGTGTTTATTCAAAGTGTTACGCAACTCATCTCCATACTTCTCTGACTTCTGTAAGTCCTGTACAAGTTGATTAGTAAGGTTGTTTAACCTTTCTGCGTCTGCACCCATCTTATCAATAGTCGCCTGATTTGTTTCATTAGCGACTTCTAATTTTGCGTTGTTCTCACGCAACTGTGCAATTGTGTTTTGGGTGGTGTCATAGTAATACTTAGCACCGTATGCGGCACCACCCAACAATCCAACTACGATTAATATTGCATATAATCTAAACATGTTATCTCCATGGCAACATTGTCATACCAATTTGGTTTAGTAGTAGTTCAATAACTATAAGCCCAATACCACCAGAACCCAATTGCCACGCCCACCATTTCCATCCAGTGAGCGATCTTGACCATTGTGCAAGTTTGCTGTTATGTGCTTTTTCATACGCACCACTTTTATCACCAATCTTTTCTGCCCACCAATTTCCATCTAGGATATTCTTGAGCATAATAAGAGGCCAAAAAATGATACGCAAGATTTTCATTTACTCAGACTTCCAAATCGTCCAAGCACCGTATGCAATTGCAACACCAGCAGCAATCTTTGCAAGAGGTGCCATGAATAAAATCATCAGTCCTAGTGCAATACATACTCCGCCATCAAGTGATGTTCTTTCTTTTAGTCGGTTAGAAATCCAACCTCTAATTCCAGTTTTTACAACTGCTTTTTTAGTAGCTTTTTTAGTAGCCATACTCTTCTCCTTAGAAGGATAGTTTTGTGTCTGGAGTTTTAAAGTCTTTCTTTCTCATTACCGTCTTGGCAACTAAATCCAGTTCTTTACCATCCCATTTTAATACAAACGGCATATTAACATCCGTTTGCATATCGTTGATTACTGCCTCAGCATCAGGCCCAAGTTTGGCAATCTTCTTACCATACTTCTTATAAGACTGTTTGAACAATCTAATAAGTTCTGCAACAGTAATCTGTTTCTTGTTTCGTGTATCATTCACTCTATCTAAAAAGTGTCTGGTAAACTCAACATCAATACCGACTGCTTTATATAGTCTGTCGGCATACTTCTCAACACCATCTAAGTCTTGCTTAGTGATTTCTTGTTCTGATAACAAATGTTGTCTGAAGGTTTTCATTGTCTTACTTTATCTTAGACAATGCGAATCCGGCAATCTTTTGAAAGTCTGCCTTCTTACCGTTAATCAGTTTTTTCATCTTATCCTGATTAGACTTGTTTACTAAATCAAAAACTTGTGTTACAGCTGATGCAGTAAACATATCAACCTTCATAGAACCATCTTTAAATTTTATTGATTTCGCTTGTTTGTTCTTTACAATATTCTTTAGAACATCTACATTGTCTTCTGCAAGAAGATACTCATGTTCTCTATTGATTGTATTTTCTTGAACCTTTGCGGCAAGTTTGGATTGTTTTTTCATTTCTCTTTTTGCCTTTAGTTCTGTCATACGTTTATAAAAGCGTCTTGCTTCTTTGGTTCTACCATCGTATGGTTTCTTTTCTTTCTTTTTCTTCTTATCCATTACTGCGTCTGGTGGGAGAGCGACTCCACCACCGGCGACAGAGTTTGCTGGTGCATCTTCTTGTTGCAACCCCAACATTGGATCGTCATAAAACTTTTTCATTAAATCATCAAAGTTAAGTGACATACTATAAGTCTCCTATGTCTAATTCCTTTATATCCTCTGAAGATACAAAAATCTTCTGTTTCGTTCTGCCATGAATAACAGGAAACACATCCACGCCTAGGATAGTATCAGCTGGCGGTGTGTCTTCGAATACTTCAACTTCATCTCCCTCAAGAGCATCAAAGTCATCTTCTTCTTCATTTGTAGTAATAACATCTTGTGTTAGTGTATACAGTCCTTTTGACAACTTACCGTTATCAAGAGTTACTTCTTCTACAATACTATTGTCAAGTTCAATATTATTTTCTTGCAAGTATTTCATAAATTCTTTTTCAAATACTTGTGGGTCTTCTACATGTTCTTTAAATGTATCTTTCAGCAAAAATAGAGCTGCAGCATACGTTCCCACCTTAGAACGTAATCCTGGCACCTTACCGAAAATTTTCTTGATATTAAAGACAAGTTTATGCAGTACAGTGTATGCACTCTGTTCTGTTGCTTTATACAGTTTCTTGCCTGCTATACGATTTCCATTCTCATCAATGATGCCCAATTTATATGCATCAGTTTTTACGAATGGAGTTGTTAACAGTCTAATGAAACGGTAGGTAACAAATAAATCAATTGCTCTTCCCATTATAGTTTCCTTAGAACTTCCTTAATTCTATTATCTTCATGGATATTAGAAAGTTCTGTCTCTGTAAGCATTCCTAAAAAATTCATAAAAGTTTTTAGAGTTGACCAGTAAACAGGTTCAATCTTGAATATCAATAAAGTAGAACCAGCTTCTACACCAAACACATTAGTGATGACAATCAAGTGATTCAGTATCAATCGTTCTTTCAGTTCACCACCTTCATGGTATTTTCTGAACAAACGCTTTAGATACTTGAAGCGTTTCATGTCATCATCGAATTCGGGTTCACCTTCACATTGAGGATTGTTATAGTGTTTCATTGCAAACATTCTAACATTCTCAGTAGTTATTTTTTCAAACATTATATGTATTTAACCGTTATACGATTCTGGTTTTTAGAAAGTGCGTTCCTCCAGATGCGGTATGTTCAATCTCAATTGAAAGTCCACCCTC